ACAGACATCATTGACATACCCTTGCACACATTCTTCCAAGCGTGCTTCATCAATCAAAAACTCCTGGTTGATCGTCTCAGTACACCCTCGATGCCATGGAATTGGACCATCCATCGCTGGACGTCCGCATCGCTTCACAAAACCTTGCTCTTGAGCAGCTTCAGAGATAAGTGTTGGTTCAACTCTACTCTTAGGTGCCGCTCGAAAACCTTTTGTTGATCCATAGATCTTAGCCTGCCCTTCATGTTCCCAGCGCAGCACGCTCTTCTGATGCAAAGGTCCAGGCTGCACATCAAGCATTGGAAAGCCAGATTGAATCTGGGTATCAAAATGAGTCAAAGCTTCAGCCACATAGGTCAAATCAATGCGAATGGACGTTGCAATATCAGAAATGCCAGTTTGATGAAGACCCAAGATAACAGGACCCCTCTTAGTCTCACCAATCAAGGGCATGCCACATTGACCAAATTCAGTAGCTTCATCCACATGACAATGCCAACTAGGCATCTTCCTACCAATAGGTTCCGGAACACTCCAATCTGTAGCACGAATTCGCTGCGCTTTCTTCTCAAAAGGGAACCCGTTTGTAGCACGTCCAACGTAGGATCCATTCAAAACCAACTCAGAACAATCTCTCTTCAACAGTAAGCCAGTCAAATCCGCTCGAGGTGGATATGGACATGCAAAATATGCAAGATCATGCAAACGATCAAAATACACACGACTCACTTGAACAGGAAACTTCATGTTGGAATTCACAAATGTGGAGTAGGGTTCCGACAACATGTTACACTCAAAATCACACTTAGGCATACAGTGTGCATCAGTCATATACACATGACCAACAATACATAACGCATTACACGGAATTGACTTCATCTCACCATCATCACCACGATATACATTCAGAAGACGTACAACATTATTCTGAATTTTTTTCACGGCTGAACCAAAACCATGGCGTTGCCACCCTTCAGTGGTATCACCAGTCTGGAACGTACTCAAACGAAACTCATCTTTGGCCCACACATTAGGCTTGGCATCCTTTGCGAAAAAAGTAGGTACCACACCTTCAGACTGCACTTCAGCACTAGGCTTCAAAAATTCAGCCAACATAGATATGCCTTTATACACAGGCCACGCAGCCAATAATGCAATACAAACAGCTTGCACTCTCCAATCGGACAAAAAAGATTGTACCTTCTGACCCATGGCAACAAACTTCTTCTTCAAACGATCAACCTGGTAATAGATCATATAATCCGAAGCTGTTAGCAATACTTTCTCCATCGCCTTTGCACAACAGTGACCCAAACCAGCAGCCATCATACGAGCACAAACATGAACATGAGTCCACGTGTCATCAATAAAATCCAAAGCTCGCGTAGTAAACCGTGGTTGAGTACGGAAAACAGAATCAGAGATCGACGAGACTTGTGACAGAG